AAAAACCCGAAGGCGACTTCGCTGAACGTGGTTTTTCAAAGACTACGGAATATGTCGAGCGTCAAGACAAGTTCCAAGGTAAGATGTCTTCAGGGCTAAACAAACAGTCCTATCAAGGGAGATACTCATAATGGCTAAGGGCTCACAAAGATCCAATAAGGTCCAAGTGCAAAAAGGCCCTATAAGCTTGAAAGAGCAGTATACCCAAAATTTTATGGGTCGTCCGCAATGTATGATGGAAGATCTTGAACGCGCAGACTTACGCCGTTCAGGTCAAACACTTACATTCCACGAACCGAAAAAATAGTTACTCCTCTGTAAAAGGTCAGGTTTTCGATGGGTTGACCTGTAAAAGATAACCCATGTTATTTTGTGGAAGGTAAGGCAAAGTGACGAGCCAGCTAGATAAAAATAGCCGTTAGTAGGGTATAGTCCCACACCTTCTCATTTTTAAAGGATGCTATGAAAAAACAGTCCTCACCAAAAATGACTATCGGCAATCCACCACCTGTTCAACAGATGCCTCTAGTCAGAAAGAAACCTATTAAGAAGTAGGTGACATGGTATTTCCTGTCTGTCCAATGTGCGATGTCCGACACGAACCCTACTTAAGTTGTGATGACCCTCGATTCCTTGTAAACTTTTATGAAGTTGAAGATGGAGAGGCTTTCTGCATAGAGCAGAAAAGCGATGAAGGCGAAGATATGTGTCTTAAAATCTCGAGACCTTTAGCATTACAGATCGCTAAGATCATAATGAAAACAAAACCTCAAGAAGTCCACTTATCCTACCAAAATCTTGACTGATTTCTTTCCATCTTGACTACCCATCAAGAAATCCCCGCTAAAATGAGGATTCTCGACCCAATTTCCATCATCATCTTTCTTAAACCCGTAGTATTCTAGCTGCAGGTTCTCCCATTGTCGTATGAGTTGGACATAATTAGGATCGTATAGACCTTCATTCATGGTGATATTTATCATCTGCGTCCGATGCGGCAGCTCCCAACAGAAATATACGACACCGCCTGGGTAGATATGGAAAACCATGCTGTCTTGCTCGGGATATGGTCTATACTTTGTGATCTTACGTAGTCTTACAAGCCCCTTTTTGAGCATGAGATCGTATTTTTCGTAGATAGCCAAGTAAAACGGCTGCCCTTCCATTTCTTTTTCACCCTGCTCAATGGCCTCATTGATGTCTTTGACTAGATCTTTTTTTATCTCGTGGTTGACATCTCCAATGACGACACCTTTTTCTCCATTGATCTGAGCATCTCTGTAGATGGCTCCCGCAGTTTGTCTTGTAGGATCGATTTTTGATCTGTTTTCCATTAAAAGCTCCCTGATCGAACCTGTCTAGTCCAGTGGTTAGTTGTCATTTCTTTGTGGCCTTTCTTTGCGCATTGAAGTGAGCAAAAGACTGTCCTTTGCCTCTTTTTCAAATCTTTTATGTGATTGATCTCCTTGCTGCACATCCTACAAAGAGTTTTTCGCTCCGTTCGTTTTTTCGGAGGATTTGCTAGTTTTCTGCGATATTCACAGCGATAACAAAATTCTTGGTTATTTATAAAATCCTTTTCTATTCTATCAATTTTGCAACTTTCACAAATCATAAGCCTGCTTTTTTATAGACTTATAATAATTTTATTACAGAAAGTCAAGAACGGGCGCAAATAAGACGTCTTAGCCCAGCGTCACGGCGAACCGTGGGACTAGCCTACCACCAAACAAAAGGAAATACATGACACTGGAAGTTCAAAATAGCGAAGTCCAAGAGGTAGCACCTCCCGAACAAACCCAAGTCAGTGAAGTGAAAGAGTCGCAACCAGCGCAAGAGCCGGTAACAAACCAGCACTTGAAGGCTATGCGTCTCAAGAATGCCGAACTCGAGAAAGAACTGAAGCAGATGCGAGATATGCAAATGCAGATGATGCAATCACAAATTGCCAATTCTGCACCAGCACGGCAGGAAGTCGATGAGTTTGATAAAATCGGCGACGATGAGTACATTCCTTTAGGTAAGGTGAAAAAACTGGCTGAAAAAAGCGGTCAGAAGGTTCTCAAAAACGCCGAAGATCTTGTTAAACGCGAAGTAGAAAGTTACTTCAAGAAACAGCAAGACTCTCAATTCATTGATCGCTTGAATCGCCAGTATTCAGATTTCTCCGAGATCGTCACTCCTGAAACTTTATCAATGTTGGAAGAAAAAGAACCTGAGTTGGCAGCGGCGATTGTGGAGTCAAAAGACCCTTACAAGATCGGCGTACAGAGCTACAAATACATCAAAGCGTTAGGTCTTACTCAAACGGCAAAAGATGCGAGAAGGGAAAAGGAAATAGACAAAGCGATAACTAAGTCTGAGAAGTCAATAACTTCTCCTATGGCTTACGATAAGCGTCCTATTGCTCAAGCCTTCAAACTTACTGATGCCATGAAGAAAGATCTATACCGCGAAATGCATGGATATGCAGCTCTCGCCAACTCGGTTCCAGAACTAGGCTAAGAGCCTAAAGGAACAGAAATGACAGTATCCATTTATACGCTGCCACCACAAATTCAGCAGCGTTATAACGCGAAGCTTCTGTCAACTCCAGAGCACAATTTAATCCACCAATTGTTTGCTACACCTGTAGAGTTGCCAGATAACCAAGGCTTTATCGATCGTCAATCGCGCTACGACAGGCTTGACTTGTTCGAAGTGCCTATAGACGATGCTCAAAACAATCCACAACCCCAACAACTTAATCGTGTTGATGTGGATTGCCGTGTACGTGTTTATGCGACTTACATCGTATTGACTCGTCAGGTCACAATCACCAACGAAGATCCCGTCCTCAATAGTGCTGCAGCCCGTTTGGGTCAGAGTTTGAGAGAAACGCAGGATGCCCTCCAGAGAGACAACTTGGAATCAAGTGCCTCTATAATCAACTGTGTGGGTGGTAACAACGGTGACATACCTACTGAAATGACTATTTCAGACGTTGACGACGTATTCACCATCCTTCAGAACAACTCCGGAGAGTACATCACAAACATCGTAGAAGCGGAACTGCGCTTTGGCACATCACCGATTGGTGACGCTTACGGGTGCATGTTGACGACTCGAATGATTCCTGTGTTGTACAACATGGCTGGATTTACTAAGAAATTCCAGTATCCAAATATCTCTCAGACCTTGTCTACAGAGATTGGTGGAGCGAATAACGTTAGATTCTTCGTTTCTGAGCAAGGCTCGGTTTCTCCGAATTCTTCATTGCTTGGTAACGATATCGCTAACTGCTTCGTTGCTGCTAAAGAGGCCTACAAAGTTGTGTGGCAAGCCGGTGGTAAAGCTCGCTTTATCTATCTGCCCCCTGGATATAACAACGACCCATGTATGCTACGTCATACGGCGGGTTGCTCGTTCTACCAAGGTCAGTGCATCACCAACGACCTCTGGATTCAGAACCTTCGCTCTACAGGTATCTAAGGAGGTACAATATGGCACAACCATTTTCATTCATCGGTTGCGGATTTTATAAATCCACTACAGCTGCCCAGAACATTGCGTTGACGGATAAGCCTGATTTCTTTCAGGTGACAGATACGACAAATTGGGGTGCAGCTAACACAGCAGTTGCAGCTATGCAATCTAGCTGGAACAATGCACTTCCTCAGGGAGCATTTTTACAAACTGGTCAGATTAGTGCTGCGGCAACGGCTAATTATATGTACGGTGCTCAAGGTACTACTGGCGGATTTACTTTCGTCGATCAATCCCACCCTCCTACATATGCCAAAGTTGCAATTACCGCAGTCAACGATTCCACATGGGTCGTTTCCACTGGTACTACAACAGGTTTGGCTGTTGGTGACTGGGTAAGACTTATCAACGTTGTTAGTTATCAACAGTTCTCTGGCCCGAATCTCTACCAAATTACAGCAATCTCTGCGGGTGTAAGTTTCACTCTCGGTTATGCTGCAACTGCTGGTCTGACTATCGGTGCTAGCGGTACTACTGGTTTCTACCAAAAGGTATATCCAGGTGCTTTCTACCCATCGAAACAGTATGTGGCGAATATCACCCAAGCGTCCCAGGCAAAAGTCTACTTCTACAGACAGAACGACTATACACCTGGAGAGATGGTTGATTTCCAAATCCCTGTTCCATATGGGATGACACAACTGAGTAACCTGACGGCATTATCAAGAGGCCCTGCACGTGTTCTGACTGTGACCAACACAGCAACAGAGTCATCGATCGTAATTGACGTTGACACGACAGGATTTACGGCATTCACATATCCTACAACGGCAGCATTCGCAGGAGGAGCATCGCCAGCAATTTGCGTCCCTGCAGGATCTGGCATCGTGCCTCTCAATGGTTCTGCAACAGTTCCTCAAAGCCCTCCTGGCACAAACCTCGTAGATGCATTTGACAACAGAAGCCAATATCTAATGAATATTGGAACATCTGTCGTTGGTGCAAACAGCGCAGTAATGTTTTGGGAAGCTTGGAAAGCTGATTACAGCGCAGGCATCACAAACGCATAAAAATCTGGAGGGGGTCGCAAGGCCTCCTCCTCTACTTATAGGTGAATAATGGAAGTTAGAGAAATGAGCAAAAAGCTCAAGAAGTCTTTGCCCCCAAATGAGCGCGAAGATCTAATAAAAAAAGAGAGAGCTAAAGACGACAAGATCGTCACAGGAATGTTTGAGTTCCTCGATGCACAAGGTGGTTGGCTTGAGTTTTCTTACAGAAAATGGCCTGGAGAACCTATTCAGATCATCAAGATGATTCACGGTGAGATCTGCGATCTGCCTATGGGTATCATCAAGCATCTAAACAACACAAAGAAAAAAGTGCGAAGATATTCGCAAGAGCTAGCAGCTTCTGGTCAAAGAATCCCGAGAAGTTACGAGACGATATCACGCGTTAGATTTACACCGACGGCGGTACTGTGAGTCAACCCAATTCCAATTATGGCCCTCCTTTTGGAACGGAGTTTATACCTAATTTGCAGTACATAACGAACATAACAAATGCTGCACCTGCCGTTGTGACATTTCTGACGAATCACAACTTTACTGTGGGGGAGTGGATAAGTTTCCGCATCCCTCCACCCAATGGGATGATTCAGCTAAATAACCAGAAGGCTTTGATTATTTCGCTGACACCTAACACGGTAACGATAGAGGTGGACACGTTGAATTTTTATCCGTTTATATATGTCCAAGACCCTCAGATACCTTGTGTTGCAGTTCCGGCAGGATCAGGAATTCCTCCTGGTACAGCCACCG